GGCCTCTTCTTCCTGCCGTGGGGAGAGTGCTTGCCACTTGCTGTACAGGGGGCTCTGGTTGCTTGCCTGGGGGGCGTCTCGCAGACCAATGTAGTCAAGCTCTACAACGTCAGACGGCAGACGGTAGTACCGGAACTTGATGTGCCAGCCAGTGTAGCCAGCGATGACAGCAGGACTCACACCGGTAGCATCAATGGGATGCCGGACAGGCTCAGTCAGGTAGAAGGTGTTCGTCGATACCACCTTGCCGATGGTGTACTCTCGTCCGTGCAGCTCGATGATGTTCCCTTCGAGGTGATCTCTCCGGGTAGCAAAGATGGGGATGTTGGTAGCGAACAGCACAGAGCGCTGCCCATCTTGGGTAGTCACAGTGATGTTGTTGAGCCGCTCAGACGTGAGGTCTGGGAGTAGCTCAAGCTGTGCTTCCTTATGCGCGAACAGCCAGGGCCGCTCTCCCCATAGGGCAAAGTAGGCATCATTGATGAGGTTATGCACCTCGTTCCTATAGGACTCCACAGCGGGGCTATAGTCTGAGACGTTGAAGACGCGACCTGTGAGATCCTGTAGATTCATCTGACACCTTAGTAGAAAAGCCCCAACCCTACATAGAGGGAAGGGGCCGTTTCAAGGGGGGGATTTTGGACAGGACATCAGCCCCAGAGCTGGGCGACCATGACATCAGCCTGGATGACAGCCGGGCTACCGGCAGCATTCACAGCGTCAGCCAGAAGAACACCGATGGTTCGCTCGGTCGCAGCGGTCTTTGCGATAGCGGTCCCAGCGGTGGTGCCAGCAGCGAGCAGGGTACCCGCTGCCATCGTGGTTGTAGCACCCACGAGGATGTCAGCCTGATAGTGGTAGCCACCGACCACACAGGGGATTCCGACCTCACCATCATCGAGGTCTGCGGTACCGATGAGGGCAACGCCAACCACAAGGTTAAGGTCAGGAGCAGCAGTGTCTTGGGGCTTGACATAGAGGGCTCGGTCTGCGCCGCTCTGGCTGTGGTCCAAGGCCACCCACTCACCGGCCACGATAGCACCAGCAGGGCGGAAGGTCTCAACCTTGCGACGGTTGGAACTGGAGAAGTTGGAGCCGACGAGCCCGGTGATAGGATCGACCACAGGGTCAAGGCGCTGAAGGAGAGAAGAGGTGCTCATGATGTTTCCGAGAAGAAGGTAGGGGTAGCGGGAGAACTATCAGCAGAGACTACCAAGTGTCTCCGCCAACGAGGACACCGATGGACCCAAGGTGGTCAGCAACGAGCTGCCCCTTCCAGTAGATTTGGGCAGCACGAGCCGTGGTACCAGAGATGTTCTCGAAGGGACTCGCGTTGAAGTCACCCTCAGTGTGCATGACCAGCAGCACTCCCTTGAAGTTGATGAAGTAGAAGGTGAACTCATCGGTACCAACACCAGCGTTGACTGGCATGTCGAGATCCTGCTGGACCTCAGCACCAGCGAAGGCGAGTGCCATACGCCCACCATCCAGAACCTTCTCGTCGATGTAGCGCTCATTGGCGAACAGCGCGCGCTTGTAGTTGGAGAACCCAGCCTCAGACGCCAGCACGAGCTGAATGTCACCATCAGGAGCGATGCTGTTGCAGGAGGTCCAGAGACGGTTCATGGCCGAGAGACCGAGAGTCTGGAAGTTGCTGGCGCTGATGTCTTGGAGCTGGTTGAACCAACCTCGGACGTTCAGCGCACTCTTCTGGAGACCACCAACGGTGTTGGTCTGGGTAGCCGCAGCAGGAGCACCGTTCTCACAGAAGCCGGTAGCCTCATACTCACCATTCAAGGTGTTCAGAGTGAGGAGCTGTCCACCCGCGCCAGGGACACCGGAGATGATGCGACGGTTGAGACCCCGACGCAGGAGACCGAAGACGCTCTTGGTGCGTGCTTCGATGATCTTGACCTTGGCCTTGTCGCCCTTGTTCTCCATCTCCTCCTTCTTCGTGAGAACGACGGGAGCCACGAAGTCAGCCCAGTCGTAGATCGCAGGCTTCAGGACATCAGAAACCGCCATGTTGACGGGCTCATAGCCGGTAGGCAGAGCAGTGATGCTGGAGTGATCCACGACCGCGATGGGACGCTGAATCTTGGTACCACCGTCCTCGGTGTCGATACCGTCATGCGCCTTGCAGCCAGCAAGGAAGGCATTCTTCTTGTAGAGGGCATCCACCTGCTGATCGCGGATCGAGTACAGGGTAGAGCTGAGGAGGTCATTCGAGATAGGCATCTGTTTCCCCTGATTCTGTCAGGACGTTGATTCTACGGTGTCTTATCGCGGTATCGCTGAGCGGTCGAATAAGACGATGGGGTTTAGAGGTTGTCCCGACAAAGGGGGCCTCTCACTAAGTAGAGGCTTTGTCAAGGGGTAATGTCCCGACCGAAGCCGAGACACCAGATGTCACTTATTCTTCAGCGCTTGATGGTACTGGAAGGCTTCCCACCCGTTCTTAAACTTGGGGGTAGAACCACGCTTACCGCTGGTCCCCAGACTGGTCTTGCGTAGCGCTGCACGCTGGGCCTTCTGCGCCTGCATCTTAGCCTGAGCCGCTGTCTGGATAGCTTGTTCCCCGAGCTTCCCCTTGACGATGTAGTAAGCCTGGGACAGCTTCATGTTCTCGTTGGCGATGAGCAGCTTTCCTACCTCCTGTTTGACCTCCTCATCCATGAGGTCAGGATGAGCCGCCTTGAAGGTGTCGATCTCCGCTCGCTGCCGAGAGAGGTCTGCCTCCTGCTGGAGAGGACGCATCATCTCCTGCATCATCTTAGCGGCTTCCCGCTTGATGTGCGCCTGGATACCCTCAGCCGAGAACAGGTCAAGCTCTCCTGAGACCTCTGCTTCTGCCGAAGTCTTGATACCCTCAGCGAAGGATCCCTTGGTCAGTAGGTCGAGCTGTCGCTGCACCTCTGCCTGCTGTGTCTCCAGACCCCGGCGTAGGTCTGCGATCTCTTGGGTCTTCTTCGTGTAGGAGGACCGGAGATTCTGCACCAGCTTCTTACCATCAGAGGTCATGTGCCGAAGCACATCGCTGTATCCTGGGAGTCCCTTGTGCTCCCCCTGCATGACGCCATCTGGGTCATTCTCTTCATCGAAGGCTGCATTCAACAGGTCGTCGATGCTGGCTTCTAAGGTCTCCTCTGGCTCCAGGGTAGCAGTGCTATCAGCACCGGTCCCGGTGTCAGTCTCGGTCTCTTCACTGGTGTCTTCTGAGGTAGCGTCAATGACGGTCTCTTGGACGGGCATAGCTTACTCCGTGGTTGTTACATTCTGGCCTGGAAAAGAGCATCCAGGTCTGGTTCATCCTGGCCCGAGGCGAGACCCTTTGCGGCAGCAGGATCGTCGGCGGTTTCGGGCTCGACTTCGGCAGTCTTCAGCCACCGCTTGAAGTCCTTGTGGCGTGCCAGCATAGAGAGCTTCCCCGACAGCAGCTTCAGGTCTCGGTCGTCACCGATGTCCTCCATGTCAAACAGTAGCTCATCGTCCAGCTCTCCTGCCTCCATAGCATCGGACACAGACTGTGCCACCATCGACAGAGAACGGGTGAGGTCTGGGGAGAACTCGGTAGTGTCTGAGTCTACCATCTCCAGCTTGTCGATACCGAACAACGGTAGCACGCTGTTCAGTGCCTTGATGACACCGTTGGTAGCCGCCTTCGAGAAGTCACCCTGGGGGCTCATCTCAGAGTACACTTCCTCTTGGGCGATGTCGGCATCCTGCATAGCAGTATCCATCTCAGCCCCCATAGCCTCAGCTTGTTTGCGGCCCATCTGCTTACCCTGACCTTGTACGTTTTGGCGCATCAGATTGTCTCCCGAAAGGTGTGCTCCAGCGAGCCGTCAAGGCAAGCGCTGGCTGGCATGGCTTCTACGGCTGCTCGATGTGAGTCACCGTCGAACTTAACAAGGGCCGAGCTGTAGGTGTCACCCACAGCCTGTTGTGCTGAGGACTTAGAGCGCTCTCGCTCGTTGCGGTCCTCGACGTAGTGGTTCGGCATAGCATCCAAGGGTACCAACCCCCGGTCCTTACATAGCTGCTCTCGGTGGTGCGTGTTCTTAACCACACATCCAAGGCCCCTGTCGAACCGCGCATGGCTATCACCCCATAGGGTCTTGGTGTCTGCCATCATAGGTAGCTGGCGCTCTGCCTCGCTACCGCAGTGAGCACACACCACAGACTCAAAGGGAGTCTCCCGCTGATGGAAGAACTCTTCATCCTGCCACCCACACTTGGGGCACTTGTAGTCGAACATCGGCATGGTCTACCTCGCTCCCATGAGAGAGTCTGCGAGCTGTTGAGGTGCGCTCTCTGTGGGGGCACCTTCAGGCATCTCGGTACCAGCAGGAGCGGCTACCCGTTTGCTCTGCTCTGCCTCTTCCTCTACCGTAGCCATCGCTGCTTCTGCCGCCTCACGGAAGGAGTCTGGCAGGTCGAACAACCGTAGCAGTTCATCGCGGATAACAGGCTGCGGGATACCCATCTGAGTGAGCACCGGAAGCAGGGTAAGGAGCTGTTGCCGCTCATAGCTATTGGAGAGCGGCGTGCCCGCTTGGTCCAATGGGATGTAGGTGAAGCGCCCATCGAGAGCCTCAGCCGTGATGATGACCGGCTTCTTCTTCACCTCAATGACTGTGGTATCACCATCTTCCGTGAGTACCAGAATCATGCGGATGTAGAGAGCAGCGAGCATAGAGATCATTGAGTCTCGTTCTCGTGCCAGCCTACCAATCTCCGAGGCACTGTACTGTGCCATAGCAGTAATCTCTGTGGCCGTAGCCTTGGTCGCTTCACCATGCGCGAAGGGAGCCTGGAGAGAACCACGCGAGAGGTCTTGCTCAATCATCGCAGCGTAGCGGTCAAAGTCACTGGACATCTTCCCGGTGTCCACTACCTTCAGCAGACCATCCAGGGTCTCACCCTCGACACCAATCATAGCACCATCGACACCCGCTGATACCTTCGCCAGCATGTTCTCGTCGAGGATGTCACTACGGTAGAGGAACTGTCGGCTATCCCTACGCACCGCATTGGCCCAGTGGGTACGCATGATGTTCTTCTCAAAGAGCTGGTCATAGATGCGAGACATCGCAGAGTAACCCTCCAAAGGACTGTCTGGAATGCGCCCGTAGTAGAGGGGGACGATACCGGGGAATGGCCTATCATCATAGGTCCGAACCGGGATCGTGGACTTCTCAATCAGCTTGTCACCACTGGCGTAGTTGGGACTCCAGAAGCATAGCTCATCGGCCACGAGGTCATAGAACTCTACGACCTTGATGTAGAGGTAGGCATCTGGGAGAGTAGTGGTCTCACCCTTGGACCGGGTAGCCTCAACGGTGTTGCTAAAGTATGCCTTCTTCCGAATGGGCTGCCAGTCCTTGTTACCCCAGCGAGCAGAGGCATCTGACATCTGCATGAAGTAGATGTGCCCAACAAACCGTTGTGTATCCCACCGGTCTGCTTCGATGTCTACGATGACATTCCAGGGCTCGATAGCCCGGATAGCCACACGCTCCAGCATGTCTTCGCTCTCTTGCGGTGCGAGCTTAGCGAAGGACGACGGGTAGATCAGCGCCATCCGGGTAGCATTCTCCAGCGGCTCACGCTGGCGGTTGAAGAAGCGGTTCGCACAAGCCTGGACAACCTTGGGATCACCCTCTGTGCTGTGGTCACGGAACGCCATGATAGCAGGGTTCTTGTTGAACAACGACGAGACGTAGGACTCGATGAACGCATAGCCATCAGCAGTCTCTACACGGATCGAGGTACCATCCTTCGCATCTGCCTCATAGAACCGGGTGAGGTAGGCGCTACGGTAGCGAGCCATCTCTGGTCTGCGCTGTTCCCAGACCTGCTCATGGTCGGATGTGACCTGTCGGATCAAGGTAATCCGGTCTTTGACTGTCTTGGGCATGTGATGGAGTCCTCATCTAAAGGGGCATTGTCAAGGGGTCCGAGTCAATAGCGAGACTGCTTCTGGTAGGAGCCACGCTCTAAGGTACGCTGAGCCCGTCTCTTATGGACCCACTGTGGTAGGTTCACGTTAAGCCGAATCACTACTGTCTTGAGGCACTGGATAGCGAGACCAAGGGCTACCGCATTGTCCCCATGAGAGGTACCAGAAGTAGGTAGTACGATGCGCCTCTTCTCGTCCACCTGGATAGCTCTGATATCCGAAGCAGTGAAGCCATCTATCTGTGAGATAGCCCCGTCCTGAATCGCTTGCTTCAGCTCCTCGAACAACAGCGGTCTGGTATGGCTGTTCGTGGTCCAGTCCTTACCCTGTGAATCATGCCACAAGTTAGTGTATCCGAGCGCCTTGATGCTGGTGATTAGAGCGTGCCCGTAGTTGTTACTCTCGACCAACAGCTTTGCCTTACCATACTGGGTGCAGAGGGCCACGATGTGAGGTGCAGCCTGAGCCGTACCGTGGGTGTTGCTACGCCAGATAGCTACAAGCTGGTTGGTGTGCTTATCGAGGATCTCACACGAGGTCCAGTCGCGTCCCACACCGGCCCCTACATCTACCCCTGCGCCATACACATGAGTCTCATCGTACTCGGCCAGGATGATGAGCCCGGAGGTCTCTGTATCGAGCACCGTCAGGTACCTCAAGTCCTCTTCCTTGAAGTAGGAACCAGAGGTCTGAGCATAGGCTTCATCCACCGAGCGCGGGTACTCTCGCATGAACCGAGCCACACCCAGCTTTCGGACCTTTATTCGCCGCCAATAGACTTGCCCTGGGGTAAGCCCTTCGGCTAACAGGTCACGGTCAGAGACCTCCCAGTCAACCCCTCTGGGTGGGGGTGAGCTATACTCCTCGTGGTCAGTCCAAGGGAAGAAGAGGAAGCGCCAAGCACCTTGCCCCTGCTGCACCTTTCGGACCTCACCATGTAGGATGTCCCCATAGTGGTTCGCGGTAGACTCAGCGATGAGCATCCCCTGGTCTGCTGATGCCACAGCAGTAGCCATCAGCTCCTCTGGATTAGGGGCAAAGGCGAACTCAGAGATCATCACATAGTTAGCATCGAAGGACCGGGTACCTCCCTCGCCTCCCGCTGTCTCCGCCATAATCATAGCACCAGAATCAGCGAGCTGTAGGTGGGTTGTGTTGTCTGTCTCAAGCTCTCGTTGCAATGCCTTCGGTAGCGTAGAATAGAACCGCTTGAATATCTTCAACAGGTTCTTAGAAGCTCGCATCTTGTGGCTCAGAATGATAATCACAATGGGGTCAGGACTGGAGTACCAGCGCCAGAACAACCACGCGAGAATGATAGTCGAGCTACCAATCTGACGAGGCTTCAATACCAGTAGATCCTGACCTGTCCTATCACACACTGACAGTGCGTCAAGGATGTCCTCCTGCTCCGAGCGTGGTTCGAGCTGGACTATCCTTGCACTCTTAGCTCTAACCTGCATACGGGGTAGCCATAGATCCACGTCCTGAACCAGCTTGTTTAGCTGGCCCCAGAACTTAGACGGTGTACCACCCCAGTTAATCACTTCTTCACCAGTGTAAGGAATGCTGTGACCTCAGCCTCAGACTTGGGGACACCCGAAGATTCATCCCCAGCACCAGACCCAGAAGGAGACTTCCCCTTACCCAGACTGATAAGCTCCTTGGTCACCGTAAGCAAGAAGTTAGACCCATGAGGGGAAGGCTTCCGCAACAGTAGGTTCTGCTTATGGTCCTCCATGATCCACCAAAGGAGCGACTCTATATCACGGTCAACGAGCGCATCCTCCAGCTTATCTGCACGAGCCCTTGCTTCTACTGGGGACAACGCAGGAGCATCATCCTTGCCCTTGGTCTTACGTCGCCTACGACCCTGCGTTTTGTTATCCTCTGCCATCTGTAATCCCCTTGTCTGCGAGCGCCTTAGCGAGCTTCTTTAGCGCTTGGTGGTAGACCTGATAGATGCGCTGTCGGCTACACCCCTGGTCGGTAGCTATGGACTGTAGTGTATCCCGGTCAAACAGATGCCGCTGCACTACACCGGACTGGCGGGTAGTCAATACCTCAGAGCATAGCTCAAACACATCGAAGCTGAACGTAGGCTCATCCTTGCTGATACCGCTCATGTGAACCTCCTGCTGATGCAGTAGATCAAGCTGCCACATCTCGCAAGGTTGGTACCGCCAGTCGTCATTGAAGGTGTCCGGCATTTAGAAGTCTCACTAAAGGGGGCATTGTCAAGGGTTCACATTAATCATAACTCGCCTTGAAGCTGGCCGCTCTACCTCATTGTCAAGGGTTTACAATGGCACCGTAGCCCGAGGAGAGCGCGCGAAGCGTAGGAAGGCGGCCTATTTTCGCGGCCTACCCTCGGTCGAACTTCTTCCGAACAGCTCCTCTTGGCGATCCTCGCTCGACTCTGACCCCTCGAAGACCTCTCCGACCTCGACCGACATCAAGACTTCCTCGACCGACCGTGGCCCCGAGATGCGGGTGCATCTGCCGAAGTGCTCCTACCAAACCTGCAACATGTTTCTGTCTGTGTCACTGGATTGTCACGGTCCTACACCTCCTCGACCTCGGAGTCCCAGATGGTACCAGATGGTACCGGATGGTACCCCCTCTGATATCGTAGGTTCAAACTGGGATACCGACCGGGTACCAGATCCCCCCAGAACAGCCCTACATCTGGTACCCTCGGTACGCCAGGTTCAACCTGGTGAATGGCCTGATCGTACCAGAGTACCAGATCTATTGAGTTTTTCGCCCACACTTCACAGGCACAGAGACACAGACACAGACACAGCTACAGACACAGACACCACTACCCCTACTACTATTATATATATCTCTCTCTTTTCTTTAAATAGATCTGGTACGCATGGTACGAACACCGATAACCCAGGTTCAACCTGCATTTATGTGCGTACCGGATGGGTCTGTTCGGGTGGTACCCCGGATGGTACGCAAGGGGTACCATCTGGTACGCTGGTCGAGAAGCAAGGTTCAACCTGGACTTTCGGCAGATTGTCTCAGAATACCTGGACAGGTGTACAGCATGGGCTCAGTCGCGCGAGGTTCCCCCTGAGAGCATCCAGAATCCTCCGACCTGTTGGGGTACTCGGTCGAGCTTGAGAGCCCAAGGTCAAAGGTAAGGCGCGAGGATAAGCCACTTTTGAGGCCACTTACGGGCGAGCCCAGACCCTCTCGCTCTCTCGGGCCACAGTGAACTTTGTTCGTGTTTTTGAACAGAAGCCGGTTGACAGCTCTGTGTTCGGAGGTTAAAATATAAACAGAACGAAGGAGAACTCGATGATGGACCGAATCGACCAGCTTGAGAACGAGGTCTCTGACCTACGCCGGATGGTCCTTGAGCTACAAGACATCCTACGCCCAGCAGACAAGCTCTCACCCCTGGAGAGCAACGTGCTCATCCTGCGGAGCCACGACCTCACATGGCGGGTAATCGCCAGTCGTCTCAACGTGGCTGTGAGCACTGCTCATGCTGCACACAAGAGAGCTACTGAGAAGCAGGTAGCTATCGACGCCAACAACGCTAAGAAGGAGTCCTAAAATGGCTATGGGAAAAGAATACGACCACATGAACCAGCACTCCAATACCTTCGGGGACAAGGTAGTAGGACTGCTCACACTGACCCCCTATGCTATCATGCTCGTGGGTACCCTGGTTGGGATGTTCATGGTCTATCTCCTGGGCTCCTTCTTCTTCCAGTTTCTCGGTGGTCTCATCGGGCTGGATCCAGTGGCAGGCAGTACCCTCTGGGCTGCTCTCGTCGTTGCGGTTAGCATCCCCACTGCTATCAGCATCGTCCGCGATTACTTCCACATCTAAGGATACTACGATGACTACTCGAATGACTCTCCAGAACCACGCTGCTCTCCCCGCTACCCCAGCAGTCTACCGACTCACCTTCGGGGACCGCTTCTACATTGGCTCCACTGGCAACCTGCGAGCCCGGATGCAGGTCCACTACTCGTTCCTGTCTAACGGTAAGGCGCTGAACCTCAAGCTCCAGGCAGCGTTCGATGCCCATCGGGGACCGACCACTGTAGAGATCCTCTCCACCGGTGTTGAGAAGGACCGGCTCATCAGAGAAGGACGCGAGATCAGGGCCGCGATCAAGAGCCCTTTCTGCTGCAACAAGGACAGCATCACGGTGTCGGGAAAGCTCATTCGCAACACCCCTCATCCTCGCTGTAAGGCGGTCATGGTTACCCTCTCTACGGGTGTCACCAGAACCTTCTCTACCATCACTCAGGCTGCTCTCTTCGTCGGCACATCACGAAAGACCCTCGCAAGGGTGATGAAGGGAGAACATGCGCTCATGGCGGGCTATGATGCTATTGTGGCTGCTTGACGGACGACTCAGCGAAGGGTTCGGTGTTCGGCTCTTTGCACAAACAAAAGAAACCCCAGGCTGGCACCTGGGGGAAGAGGAACGATGACTGACTACTCACCTGATTATAACCATGCTTCTGCGATCCTGCCAACCCCAACCACGCAAAAGGACAAGGAATCTGCACGCATCGCAGAGACCGAGAGCTTTGGCAAGGGGAACACCTATCAGCGCCTTGGTTGGTACAAGCTGGGGAGCACCACGCACAAGCGCTCTGACCTCTACCGTGTGCCTGTCCTGTTCGCTGATGCCGACCTCGCAGACATGCTGGTCTCTGATACCCTGGATGCAGGTCTCTGTCCCTCCATCATCGAGCTGAAGCACAACCTCGGAGACCCCAGCGTTGAGGGTCTCGCAGCGAAGGAGAAGAAGGCGGTCCTCAAGACGGTGAAGACTGCTCTCTATGGTATGACTCAGGTTGAGCTGGATGCTTGCATTGATGAGCAGGTAGAGTACATCCTGTGGGTGCTGCAAGATAGCTTCGGTATCTATGGTGTCACGTCCATCGTCTACACCGGTCATGGTGTCCAGGTCTTCTGGAACCTCATGGAAGGCGAAGGCTACATGGCGAGTGAGGATGCTACCGTGTCGGGCCAGACTGCTATCGAGTGTAATAAGATGCTCGTGTCCTGTGTGAACGCTGCTGCTGGTATGGACCTGTTTGATCCTGGTGCTAAGGATGCCGGTACCCGGCTGCATAGGTTCCCCGGTTCCGTGAACCACAAGGGCATTCACAAAGACGTGCTGTATGAGGATAGCTCCTGTAACGATACCATCTGCACAAACGAGGAGGTCTCATTGGTAGAGATGCTGAACATCCTGGGTCCGAAGAATGCACAGCAGGGCGCAGCGAATAAGGCGAAAGCTACATCGACAGCGGCAAGCCGCTCCCCTTCCTCGGGCCATGAGGGGCAAAGAAGGAGAAGATTCCGGTGTCCTACATCGACTTCTCGCAGGTCGCTATGCCTGACGGTCGTACCCTCTGGGACTGGGTTCAGGCTCTCACTCCAGGTGAGAAGAAGGAAGTCGTCTGCCCCTTCGCTGGTAGCACTGTTGGATCGGCTATCCTCACCCGTCCAGGCTACCCCCGGAACGGCTACCGTGAGAGCCTGTTCTCACTGGCAGAAGCTACCATGTACCGGAACACCTATGGGTGGGCGAAGAACACTACCACGCTGAAGTCTGGCGCATTCAAGCAAACCGCCCACAACCTCAAGATGATCTTCGAGTCCGACGATGAGCTGTTTGGTGGCATCGCCTATGACCAGAGGCGCACGAAGTTTGTGGATGAGGAAGATGGGCTGCTCAGTGTGGTAGCCTTCGTCGAGCTGGTGTCGGAGAAGTATGGTCTGGAGTATAGCTCCCCTCGCATCATGGAGAAGATCAGTGATAAGAAGGTGCCCTGGGGATTCGACCCGGTAGCCGCTCGTCTCGACTCGCTGTCGTGGGATGGTATTGAGCGCCTTGATACCTTCCTGCGGGACCACGCACAGGCTGATGATACCGTGCTGAACAAGGTCTACAGTCGCCGGTTTATGATTGGTGCTGTGGCTCGTGCATTCAACCACGGTTGCCAGATGGACACCATGATGGTTCTGACTGGTGCTCAGGGTACCCGGAAGTCTACCCTCGCTCGTGCTCTGGCATTCGACATGGACGACTGGTTCTATGGCTATGAGTACAAGACGGGGAAGGACAACCTCATCGACCTGGACGGCCCCTGGATCGTAGAGTGGGCAGAGCTGGCGAACATCAAGAAGTCTTCTGTGGAGTCCATGAAGAAGTTCATCACAGAGCGCGATGACCAGTTCCGGGCACCCTATGAGAAGGAGACGGAGCACCATCCCCGTAAGTGTGTCTTCGTTGGTACCACAAACAACAATGACTTCCTCGCAGACAACACCGGGAACCGTAGGTTCTGGATCGTGGATGTCCAGAAGAAGATCGACATTGAAGCCTTCATCGCGGTGCGGGATCAGCTCTGGGCTGAGGCGGTCAGCTACTACAAGGCGGGTGAAGTGTGGTGGCTCACAGATGCAGAGGAGAAGCTGTCCGCAGAGAAGACCACGGGCTTTGAGCAGGACGTTCCTGAGTCCGAGACCATCCTCATGTTTGGTAGAGACAACAAGAGCTTCTCCCTCAAGGATCTCATGGTGCATCTCAAGCTCTACTACCCAAGCAAGCTGGCACATAAGCAGCACTATGCTGGTGTCCTGACGAAGCTGGGATTCAGGAAGCACAAGCGTCTGTATGCCGGTCGCAAGGTGTGGCGCTGGTACACCCCACAGGATGTCCTCGATGCCGAGGTGCCTGCTGATATCTCCCCATTCGACCCCAAGGGTAAGGTCGAAGCCGACCGCAAGAACAAGACCAAGAGCTAACCCAAGACTGGGTACTAACCTGAGAGTTGGCCGTGCTCTCTGACCTGTACTCTAAGGTGCCTCCTACACGGCCCACTACCAGAGGACTGAATGACTGCTCAAAACATTCTGGACATGATCGAAGCTGGTGACATCAAAGGTGCTAACAACGCCTGGTATGAGGTGAACTCAGACACACACTGTGAGTGCGTGAGACAGTACGCTGTGATACTGGGACTCACTGTCCGACGTGTCAAGCGGGGCACATCCTTCGGTGCTTCACTGGAGCTTGACGGCAAGACACACAGCGCGTCTAAGGTGCTGCTCGATTCGCAGGTCTTCGCGTGTCTGTCTCCTACCACTGTGACCATGCGGTTAGAGATGATTCGGGACCAGCTACACCGAGAGCTGAGCCTATCTCTGGGTGGGGCTCTGCTCGCTAAGCACAACATTCTGGTGACCCGATGAAGCCAGCAGCCTCTATGTTCTTAGACCTCAGAGGGCAGGCAGAGGCGCTGTTCATGGCGATGAACCACGAGGCTAAGCTGGACCTCGCTATGGTAGCGTTCGGTATGCGCGAGGTCTCCTGCACCGTGACACCATGCGAGACCTCTATAGGGTTCACGGTCTTGGTGCTTACCGTCAGAGCTAAGCGCGTGTACCGAGGCATCACATACAAAGCATCCCTGGAGCACGGCTTAAAGGTGCTCACAGGGTTCACCTACTCTGATGACTTCTACCGCCACATCTGGCGCATCTGCAATCAGCTTGAGGAGCAGATTCGTATAGCAAAAGGCAAAGGTAAAGGGTAACCAAAAGGGCCTAACCAACAACCAATAACAAACAAAGCGGGGACTCAGGGCTAACACCTTGAGTCCCTTGTCTTATCGGCGTGTGGGCTCGGCCCCAGAATGCACCGTAGGCTCCCATGGCTTAGGGCTAATAGTGGGGCAGGCTTCGATGCGTGTGACGATAACAGTGAGTGTCTTGGTCTGTTCGTCCAGCTTTGCATCGAGCCGACCTATGGACTCCAAGAATGCCTTCCTGTCCTCCGCGTGTTCCTTGAGTATCTGGGTCATACCGTCTCTCGCTAATGGTGCCAGCACCTTAACGATGAGCATGTAGATACCGAACATCACAAGCAACAATGCGATGACGGCAGAGCCAGGACCGACGAGTGCTGGGAGCAATGCAACAAGAACTTCCTCCATCAGACTGCCTCCCCGAGATACATCCCAGCGGAACCAATCATGGTACCCGTAGACACCTTGCGGACA